TTGTTTGACCCGCCGTGTTCCGAAGGACAGAAGAAGAAACTCAAAGCCATGAAGCTTGATGCTTCGGTCCTGACATACAGTCAGGCAGACGCCATTCTCAAGGCTGCAGAAGCCGAGAGGATGCCTTCCAACGCCATGCGCTGGCGACTCAGCCAGCTGGGTTATTCAGACGAAGAAATCGCCGGGATGAATTTCCCGGCAGCAAGAAAAGCCCTGGCGAAGCAGAAGGCCATGGGCAGGTGGTAACTATGGAATTTGATTATCAGAAGATCTTGGACTGCATCCCGCCTTCCTGCACAGACAGGAATCAGTGGGTGCAGGTGGGGATGGCGCTGAAGCAAGAGGGGCAGCCCTTTGAGATGTTTGACAGATGGAGCGCCGGAGACTCAAGACCGAACCAGTACCGAGGCAGCGAAGTCACCAGAAAGGTCTGGGACAGTTTCAAGAACAGCGGTTCAGGTACGGTCACCGGGGCAACACTGACACAGATGGCCCGGGACCTGGGCGCGGATCCTTTCCCTGCATCAGACGGATTCATGGACTGGGGTGATGAGATAACCAGCGATGGTGTAGAGCCTTTCCAGAAGACTGTCAGAGCGCCGAGACCGGACAAAAGCCGGAAAGATGTCTTCCAGATCGTGGATTATCTTGAGGCCGTATTTCAGCCAGATGATCATATCAATGTCATCACCAGCAGCTTTGTGGATGAAGAAGGGAAACGCAAACCGATCGGCACCGGACTGATGACCATCACTGTGGAAGAGTACTGTGACAGCCTCAGAAAGAGCGCTGACAGTCAGGATTGGTTCGAAGATACCTTCGGTTCCTACAATCACGAAGCTGGCGTGTGGGTCAGGATAAACCCCATATCCGGGACTCTGTCCGAAGGGCAGAAGGGTATCAGTGATAAGAATGTCACCAGGTACGAAAATGTCCTGATCGAGTGCGACAGCTACACACCGGATGAACAGATCAGACTCATCAAGGAGCTGGGGCTGCCTTACAGGGCGTTGGTCTACTCTGGAGGAAAAAGCGTGCACGCCATCGTCAAGGTGGATGGGCAGAGCCTTGCGGACTATAAGGAAAAAGTCTCCTGGCTCTTTGCCTACTGCACAGCCAACGGCCTGCCTGTCGATACTCAGAACAAGAATCCGAGCCGGATGAGCCGGCTGCCAGGCGTTGACCGCGGGACACAGAAACAGACCCTGCTGGAAACAGCAAAGCCCATGAAGTTCGATGAGTTTCGAAAGCTGGCACAGGCAAAAGAAGACGCCAAGGAACTGGAGATAGAAAATTTTGCAGATGTCTGCGGCAACCTTCCGCCTCTTGCTCCAGAGCTCATTCATGGCGTGCTCAGAAAAGGGCACAAGATGCTCATTTCCGGTCCATCTAAAGCCGGAAAAAGTTACGCCCTGACATCATTGGCGGTCGCTATGGCAGAGGGGAAAGAATGGATGGGTTACAAGGTAGAGCAGGGAAAGGTTTTGTACATCAACCTGGAAATCGACAGCCGCAGCTTTATGAAACGCATCAAGGATGTGTATGACGCCCATGACTGGAAGGTGGAACACCCCAGCAATTTCCGGATCCTGAACCTGCGGGGAAAAGCGGAGTCGCTGGACAGCTTTGCTCCAAAACTGGAGGCAAGGATACGAAATCGAGGATATTCCCTTGTCATTGTCGACCCCATTTACAAGGTGATAACTGGTGACGAAAACAATGCCTCTGATATGGGGAAGTTCTGCAACCTGTTCGACAGGATCTCACTGTCCGGTGAGTGCGCTGTGGCCTATTGTCATCACCACAGCAAAGGCTCACAAGCCAGTAAAAATGCCATAGACAGGGCCAGTGGTTCCGGGGTCTTTGCCAGGGACCCGGACGCCATCATTGACATGACACGGCTGGACATCACAGATGCAGACCGGGAAGAGATCAAAGCCAGACTGGCAGAGAAAATCTATGATGAAAAACTCCACGAGACTGGCCGGTGGGACAATCTGCAGAAGATACATCCGCAGGATCTGACAGACCGTATGGCCAAGCAGGAGCTTGTCAGGCAGCATTTTGAACTGTTCCCGGATCGGAAGCGGGAGTTTGAAGAAAGCCTCTCAGAGGCTCAAAAACTGGGGGACTGCCCAGCCTATCGCATCAGCATGACGCTGCGGGAGTTTGCCAGCCCCGAGGATAGGGACGTATTCTTCCAGTTCCCGAAGCATGTCGCAGACCCTACGGGTGTGCTGGCAGATACTTTTCTGGAAGGCGATAACGATATAGCTGCCATGAATAAGAAGAAGGAAGAGAAAACGAAACGTCGGGCAGATAAAAAACGTGAATGGTATGACCAGCAAAGAGGCGAAGGAAAGACAGTTAAAGTCAATGACATTAAGGTCAAGTTTGGCTGTGCACGCAACACCGTCAAGCTCTGGGTGGAGCGTCAGGAAGACCTGGCAAGACTGGAAAACGGCACGATCCTGTACAGCCATGAGCTGAAAAATGTGGACTAAACGGTCAGTGGTCAGTCGGTGGTCAGTGAGAATTGACCATCCGACCACTTGATTGATGGTCAACTGGTCAAAATCCCGCATATTGACCACTTTTCTGACCACTAATCAGGTGGTCAATTTCCGAAGATGGTCAGATTGATGGTCAAGTGGTCAATTTCCGGGAAACTGACCGGTCAATTTTGGTGGTCAATTTCCCTTATATATAAGTCAGTAAACTGACCATCTCGCCTGACGGCTCGGTCTCGCGCCCTAGTCAGTTTCGGCCATGGGTGCCGGAAACCTGACGCGGGCTCAAGCTTGACCGTAACCGTCTATATGCAAAATGACAGGAGAAAAAAGATGAACGAAATCTATATCGTGATCCCAGGGGAGCCTTATCGGAAGACTCATCAGAGCGGTACTCATATCGGCCAGGGACGGACTTATAAGGACGCAGTGCTTCGGGAAGTGGAGAGTAGGTTGATGGAAGCCCTGAAGCCTTATGCTCCCTCAGCGCCCTGGAATGGGCCTGTGGCTCTGTCTGTGGCGTTTGCCTATGGAACGAAAAACAAGAAAAAAAGCGGTTTGTGGAAGATCACGAAGCCCGACACGGACAACCTCATGAAAACTTTGAAGGACTGCATGACTGCCTGCGGATTCTGGTGGGACGATGCCCAGGTCGTCGAAGAGTCCGCTAGCAAGTATTGGGATGTGGATCCGCATATCTCGATTGTCGTAACGAAACCGGAAGGAAATGGAAGATGACTGAACAAGTACAGGCTGTACGGCCCAAAATAAGCCACGCTCTGGTCGATAAGCTCATCGGAAAGGAATGTATCAGAATTTATCATTGCGGCGTCTGTGGGGCCTCTGTTGGCCTCTCAGAGGAATCCTGCAAAGTTTGCAGGATTGCAGTGGACTGGAACGGCGTAAAACAGCCGGCGAACGGGAGGAAAAGAAAGTGAATATCCTGAAGAAGAAAGCACGCAGGACGGTCACAAGGTACAGGGATTTTAATGAGTTTCAGAAGACGCTGATGGAAGAGGCAGCGCGGATGGAAAAGCGGCTGCGGGCAAAAGGCATTGCGGTGGTATCTCTCCCGGTACTGGCCAGGATGTGAAAAGTGATATGAAAAAATTACAAAGGGAAATAAAAAAATGGTTAAACAAAAGTGGATGAAAAGCGCTTGCATTATCGTTTTAATTGCTGTTCTGTGCCTATTGAATTGCTTGAACATACATTTCACTCTAAACGAGGGATTTGTGGGTGTGACTATGACAGTTATCTCTGTATTGTTTGGGTTTATTGTGACTGCGATTTGCAACCTTTATGGACGATACACTACCCGAAAAATGGTTTCCGCCGATCATCCGATTTACAAAAACTTGTCACAATTGATGGTATTGCGGAACAATCTGCTTAAAACGGTACGCGGGATGTTTATCCTTTTGGCGATGTCAATAGTCTATTATTTATGGATTGGCGGTGCAGGTCGTTTTGTTTCAGAGTTTATGGGGCCTCGAATCATAACTATCTCAAAAGAAATATCCAGTAGCCTGTATGTTTTTATTCTCATGGTTTCTCTTCTCCGTTGCTATAAGCAATCAATAATCTTGTTGACTATTCTCTATAATGAAGCTATTTTAGAAAACCGGGCTCGTTCACTTGAAAGTTGACGACAGCGGAAATAAAACCCGAGCTATTTGCCCGGGTTTTTCTGAATGTCTGCTCTGATAAGCTGCTTGATGTAAGTACTGAAGGTTTTTCCCTCCAGCCACTTGAGGATATCGGCATCTGTGGTCTTGTTGAAATCCAGTTTCTTCTGGACGATGGACCTGGCTTTGTATTTGGCCGTTGCCTTCTTCTGAGCTTCAGTCACCATTTTTGATACCGGTGATAAGTTTGGACGTTGCAGCAAATGCAGCAGTGATTCCAAGGAAGAAGGATGATGCCCGAAGAAGCGGACTTTCAGCTGTTGCGTTGGTGATGAATGCTACAATGACGAGGGCAACAGATAAGATCAGACTCATGGTTTTCATTTTCGTTCACCTCCGATTAAAATGAGAGTGTAAGGAGAGACCCACAGAGAGGGAGTTAATCCCTTCTGTGGTCAGCAATCCACATCAGTATCGCTGAAATCCCGACCAGAGCTTCGATGATACCGAGCGTTGCCTGAATCATGGCTGCTATTTTTTCCATGTGTCTCCTCCTTACATCTATAGTATATATGATTACGCATATATTTGCAAGAGTCTTTTTGCATTTTATGCGTATTTTTATTACTGTTTTCAGGATTTCAAAGGCGCAGGAACTAATTTTTATTGCATAATTGACTTGGGTAAAAGCTACCCCAAAGAATAGCGGGCGACACGGCCCGCTATATTTTTCAGAAAGTTTTGCTGATTTGAAAGTTTTGCGGAAAGGGAGGTAATCATGAATCCAATCATTGCTATTTGTGACTTCACTGCATACCCTGCACTGAAAGGAGAAAAACTTTTCCTGGAACAGAAGCTGGAAAGCATCCAGCAGGAAAAGCGGGATCTGTACTCTCCTTCCGCTATTCAGTACGATTCAGAATCCGGGCACAGTCAGAATCCGAAAGGCACGGACAAGATCCTGATCAGTCTCATCACCGAAGAGCAGAAAGCTGTTGAAAGGCTTTCCGTCGTCAACGGTCGGCTGGAAGAGACTGAAAAACTTGTTTTCTCTTTAACGAGTCCTGAACAGGACTATGTAAAGGAAAAGTATTTCAACCGAAGCACGTGGGAAGAAATGGAGAAAAAGTTTTTCCGCTCCAGGGGAGCCATCGACTATCACATCCGTAAGGCTGTAGAAGGGATTTGAATATGTCGAAGACAGATTTACATGTGATTGTCTACAAACTTTTGCGGTATGTGTACGAGTTCAACAGGCACGGGATCCTGCCCGATCTGATGAACGCTCATGATCTAGTCCCGGTTCCGGAAAGGTACTTTAATCAGGCCGTCAGGGAACTGTCATACGGCGGATTTGTAAGTGCGGAATTCTGTAGTTCTGTTCATTTTCATTTCCTCCTTGGGTTTGGCTTCCCATTACTCCCTGGCGGGAGTTTCGGCCGGTTGCCGTCCGGCTCTCATCAGATGGGTTATGCCGTCGCCTTTCCGTAGTCGGCTGTTGCCAGCCATTCGGCCAGTGCCTGCAGGTTTGCCAGCGGCTTGCCGTTCATCTGTCCATCGCGTTTGATGAACTTGGTCATGCCGTTGTTGCAGAGCCTTGCGCCTTCGCGGATATAGAAGCTGTTGTTTTTGTCTGCCATGGTCCACAGGTCAGCCGCTTCGTTTTCGAAATGGCTGACTGTCTGCCCGATGAAGTCATCGGCATACTGTACAGTGACGTAGACGTTGCCGCCGTTGAGGATCCCGCCGAATCCGTCCCGCCGGATTTCTTCAAACGGCTTTACGATTTCGCTGATTTCAGCGGCTGTGATGTTAGCCTGGCGGATGGTCACGGTAACGATGCTGTCGTATCCGGAGGTTTCGCCCTTGGCTGTGACTTCCTTTGTGTTGTACCCTTCAGCCTTGAGGGTCTTTCTGATTTCTGCCGCTGTTTTCGTTGCTGTTGTCTTTGCCATGATGTTCCTCCTTGATAGCAATTGTTATCAGTTGCTTTGTTTACGGCCTCATCATATGGCAATCTAAAACGATTGTCAACGCCCGACGGCAATTTTTTTCAATTGCTTTTGTGATAGACTGTAATTGGAGGATGACCATATGGGATTGAGATATAAAAAGCCGCTCCCAATCGAGCGGCTGAAAGAGGCAGGATATACAAGCTATAAGCTAAAACAGATGGGCAACCCGATTTCCATGGGAGCGATGACACGGCTCAGGCACGGGGAGGGGATCAGCTGGAAGACGCTGGAAACGATCTGTACGCTTTGCAACTGTCAGCCTGGTGACCTGATCGAATATGTACCGGAAGAGGAAGGGGAGTAAATCAATGGCAAAGGATGATTATCATGTTATCGTGTATAGACTTTTGAGCTATCTATATGACTGTCTGAAGCACGGGAACGACCCTGATATGAAAATTCTTGATGAAGTTTTGAAGGATATCCCGGAATCTTATAAACGGTTTATTCTGAAAACTTTAAAGTCAGAAGGATACACGAAAAACTACAAATTCGAACCCGTTGGGGACGATGAATGGATCATTGGCCTTGAAAATATCTGTATCACTGTCAAAGGAATAGAATACCTGACAGATAACAGTTTCATGCAGAAGGTCCACCGGTTTATGAAAGGCGTCAAAGACGTTATCCCTGGAATCCAAAAACAAAAGCCCGGTCATTTGACCGGGTGTTTTGCTATAAAGTCTTTCATGAATGCGCTGATGGTTGCCGCCTGACCTACGCCCGCGGCATCGCATGCAGCTTTGAAATCATCACACAGCGCTTTGTTAAGCGTGAATGATTTTGAAATGATACCGGCTTTTTTTCGGTAATCTTTGTTATAGTCCGTTTGGGTTTTCATTTACCAATTTTAAATGATTTCCCGAAACCGTTGAGCAAGTCGATGCCCAATATCAGCCAAGCAATAATGCAAAGAATCAAAGCGATAACCGCTATTACTATCTGAAATGTGTTTGCCATGATGTTGCCCTCCAGTCATAATAATCATATCAGACAGGCGGGGACTTTACCCGCCCATCTGATGCACAAGCCACTCTATCAGGTCTTTTATCCAGATAGAGAGCTGAATCCAAGCTACAAGTTTAGCCAGCCTGTCAGGCTTGGGTTCAGAGGCTCTTTGTTCAAGCTCTTCACGATTCTGTTGGAGTTCAGTGTAGAGCTTTTTATTTTTCTCTGTTCTTTTCATGAGCCGTTTTCCTTTCTAGCTTTCCGATGTAACCCTGATTGCATTGTCAATCTAACATGCACATTAGATTACTGTCAACAGCTAAAATCAAATAACTTTCACTTTTTTATAAAAATACAATAAAGCATATGACCATGCTCATATGTCCATGGCTTGTTTGTGGTCGTGGGTTTTACTTTTGGTCTACGGTGGTTCTGATGCTAGAGACTGAGCGGAGCAGAGACAGACAGTGGAATCATCAGAAGAGCAGGGAATGAATAGATAATAATGATATAACAATATATTCATTCGTTGATTGATATATGAATGATCAAAGAATGATGAATGAATGATAAACAAATGATAAAGGACAGACACGGACGGTGAAGACGATGGTGAATCAATTATTTAGTTATTTAATGTACCGAGTCCGTCGACCCCCGAAGTTTACACAAATTATTTTAATCAAAAGTTAATGAACCCCCCTATATGCAGAAATGATGCCCCTTCCGGGGGAACGGTGCGGGGGAGTTTGGAAAAACGCTGAAATGTTATAACAAAGGGGGTTTGTTTAAGAAAATCTGATGTAATCTTGGGCCATTTTAGGAAGTTCCTAAGGGAAATCCATGAGATGATGTAAGCGAAGAAAAAGGCAGGAGCCTTGCTTCACGATTTCCTTTCATCCTCCGACTGGAGGATTTTTATTTATCTGAAAGTAGGTCAGACATGGGACAGAGAACAAGAGGCGCCCGGAATTTTGCCCTGAGATTCTATAAATCGAAGGCGTGGAAGCATAAGTCAAAGACTTATCGACAGGCGCATCCACTTTGCGAACGGTGCCTGGCAAAAGGTCTTTATACTCCGGCGGAACTGGTGCATCACAAGAAGCACATCACAGAAGAGAACCAGTATGACCAGAACATTTTGTTCAGCGACGAGAATCTGGAAAGTCTGTGCAGAAAATGCCACGGCGAAGAGCACAGTGGCAACGAAAAGGCGAAATTCGACATGGAAGGGAGGCTGATACTGTGAAAGCGAAATCCAAAGAGTTCTACAAAAAAAGGATCATCAAGGACATGACAGAGCTGGGGATCTATCGGCCACAGTTTGACCAGCAGATAGAACAGCTGGCTATGACCTATTACATGCGAGACTTGAACCTGCAGCAATGGGAAGAGGCTGACGGCTTCGCGCAGTTCATCCCCTACACGAACAAAGCCGGAGCCACAAACATCAGCAAACACCCCGGATACCTCAACAACCTGCAGTACGGTGAACAGATACTGAAATACCTGAAATCCCTGGGACTGACCCCGACGGATGCAAAGAAGCTGAATATCTCTCTGGATACGGAGAGCGATGACTTTGACGACTTCGTCACTTGATGAATTTACCTATCTGCAGGAATTCAAACAGGACATAGCGGATGGCAAATATGTTCTGGGTCAGTGGATGCAGCTCAATATCCAGTATGTGGAAAAGTGCTTGTCAGAAGGTAAATGTCTGTATGACCCACTGAAAGCAGAGAAGAAGATCCGGTTCATAGAAACGCAGTGTCGTTATGTTGAAGGGCGATCAGGCCCGTTCCTGCTGGAAAGCTGGCAGAAATACATCGTAGCCTGCATTTTCGGTCTGGTGGATGAAGACGGATTCCGGCACTTTACGGAAATCGTGCTCATCATCGGGCGAAAGCAGGGGAAATCCACTTTCGCAGCAGCTCTGGAAATGACCATTGCTTATACAGAACCTGAGCTGGGTATGCAGCTGTACAACCTCGCTCCCAAGCTGCAGCAGGCAAACATCATCTATGACCAGACTCTCCTGATGATCGCCAAAAACAAGACAGCCTCGAAACTGGGGAAAAAGCGACGCTCAGATTTCTATATTGCAAAGACCAACACAAAAATCTCCCCGCTGGCTTTCAACTCCAAGAAGTCAGACGGCTTCAACCCATACTTTGCCTGCTTCGATGAATTTGCAGCGTGGGAAGGTGTCAAGGCGGTAGACATGTGGAACGTTATGCTGTCAGCTCAGGGCGGGCGGCATGATCCAATTAACCTGGCATGTTCGACGGCGAACTTCATTGACGGCGGTCTGTATGATGAACTGTTTCCCAGGTGCACCTCCGTACTGCTGGGGACTTCTGAAGAAGAGAACCTGCTGCCTTTCCTGTTCATGATCGATGACATCCAGAAATGGGACGACGTTCAGGAGCTGAAGAAGGCGCTGCCAAACCTTGGCGTTTCTTTCTTTGAGAAGAACCTCCAGAAAGAAATCCGAAAGGCTAACGCAAGCCCGAGCTATAAAAATGAGTTCATTTGCAAATACTGCAACATCAAGATGAACACAGTAGCTGCATGGATCCCGCAGGAAGCAATCAGGCTTTCCCAGGGGGATGTCATAAAGCCCGAAGATTTCCAGAGAATGGCGTGTGTCGGAGGAGTGGACCTGTCTCAGACCACCGACTTGACCAGCGCCTGCGTCGTCATCAACTTCGAGGGTGTGAATTATGTATATTCGCACTTCTGGATACCGGCAGGCAGGCTCAAGGACCTGACAGAGAGGGACAACGTTGATTACTCAGCGATGGTATCACATGGATTTCTGAGCCTGTCCGGCGATAAATTTGTGGATTACAAAGATGTAACCAAATGGTTCGTGGATCTCCGCAAGGAATACAAGTTGAACATCCTTGTCATTGGATATGACCGTTACAGTTCAACCTACTTCGTCGATGAGATGAAGCAGCAGGGGTTCCTGATGGATGACGTCAATCAGGGCACGAACCTGAGTCCGATACTGACCGAGTTTGAAGGCTTGATCATGCAGGGGCTCATCCAGACAGGAACGAACGGCCTGCTGCAGTCGCATATCCGGAACACCGCCATCAAACGGGAAGCGGACGGCAAGCGTATGCGGATGCTCAAGATAAGCGAAACGAAACACATTGACGGAATGGCAGCACTCATTGATGCGCTGACCGTCAAATCGAAATACAACGATCAATACAAGTGGATTCTGGAGGGCAACAAGAAACGTGAATAACTTCCTGACAAACATGTTCCGGCACCGAAGGAACAGAGACCCCGCACCCGGCGAGCAGATGCCGTACGGAACACAGATAACCATCCCGGGGTTTCTGATGCAGATGCTGAGCGGGCAGATACAGACAGACCTGACCGGCAATAAGTATCTGAGGAAGGATATCTATGAACTGGCACTGGCAAGGGCCTGCATCAACAAGATAGCCACAGAGTGCTCCAAAGCGACACCGGCGCTGACAAAGCCCAACAAGCGGGTGGAGTATTTCGTAAGCAAATACCCGAACCCGTACCAGACGGCAAGCCAGTTCATTTACCAGCTGGTGACCATCCTGCTGGCAGAGAACAACGCCTACGTCATTCCTATCCTGGATGAATGGGGCAAGACTTCCGGCCTGTGGGCTGCCAGTCCTGACTCTTGCGAAATCGTGGACGTGTATGGGCAGCTGTGGCTGAAATACGAAACCGGGGACGGCCAGAAACAAATCATCGAGTATGAGCTGTGCGGTCACCTCCGGACGATGCAGAACAAGTCAACACTGATGGGCGAAGGCAATATGCCATTCAAAAAAGTGGCTGCGCTTTATGAGCAGGACATTGACAAATCCATGGAGAAACTGGCAGCCAGCGAGTCGCCTGTCCAATGGGTCGGTCAGCTGAATGCGCCTATCCTGGACGATGATGCTCTGAAAGAAGAACAGGACAGACTGAACAGGCTGAACCTGAAAGGCAACAAAACAGGAACCTTCCTGTATGACAACCGGTATACCCGGATGGACCAGGTCTCAAAAGAGACCAGTATCATGTCTCCCGATGACATCAAGCAGATGGAGAACATGGCCTACAGCTACTGGGGAGTCGGGGAAAAGCTGCTGCAGAATGCATACACGGAAGACGAATGGAACGGCTTCTATCAGTCGCGTATCGAACCTATCCTGATACAGATCGGGGAGGTGCTGACCAAAGTGGTTTTCTCCAGGAACCAGATCATGGACGGAAACGCTGTAGAAATGGCATCCAACCGGCTGCAATACGCAAGCATCAAATCCCGAATTGACGTAGCTTTCGGAACCTATGACAGAGGCATGGCAACGATGGATTCCAGTCTGGATATCCTGAACCTGCCACCGCTGCCAAATGGCGAGGGAGCGCACAGATACATCCGTGGTGAGTACCGGCAGGAAGGTACTCCCGCAAAGAGCGAGAGAAAGGAGGAAAACGATGACACAGGAAACGACCCAGGAAGTGATGCAGCGAAGCCTGACATTCCTGCCCGTGAACTCCGAGACAAAGAAAAGGATCGAGTCTGATTGCTATGTCGAAGGGTACGCAACAACGTTTGACAAGTATGTCCTGATGGAACGTGACGGGCGGAAGATCTATGAAGAAGTCGCCCGCAACGCCTTTGATCAGACAGACATGAGTGACGTTCTTTTCCAGTTTGACCATGACCAGTTCGTCTATGCACGGACAGGCAATGGTTCGCTGGGAATTGAAGTAGATGATCACGGGCTGTTTATCTGGGCAGACCTGTCCAGGACGAGTCGGGCCAGACAGCTGTATGAAGACATTCAGGCTGGAAACATCACTCAAATGTCTATCCGCTGCAGGGCTGCCACGTCCTTTGATGGAGAGACGCAGACGATTGAGCGGGTATCCAAACTGATTGATGTGTCCGCGGTTTCTATCCCCGCAAACAACCACACAGAAATCATTGCCCGTAAGGTCAATGAATACGATAACGAGCGCAAAAGGAAGAAACTTGCGCTCAAACTGAAAGTGAATACAGAGAGGTAAATATATGGAAAACATCAAAACAGCAAGCGTCGAGCAGATCATTGCCCGACTTGCAGAGATCCAGACCGAAATGGATAAGGATGATGCAGATCTGGACGCTCTGAACACCGAAGCTGATGAGCTGCTGGCTCGCAAGGCAGAGCTGAAATCCGAAGCAGAGGAAAAGGAACTGAAGCGCAGCGCGCTGCTTAACCGACTGAATGAGGGAACAGTGGTTGCCAATCCCGTTTCTCCGAAAAAGGAAGACGATGACATGCTGGAGCGCAAAGCCTTCATGGACTACGTCATTTCTGGAAAAACTCCGGAGGCTGGTGTCCTGCAGCGGGCTGATGCAGCCGGTGTATCTTCTAACCTTGGAGTGCTGATCCCAAATCATGTTCAGCAGGAAATCATCCAGGAAGTCAAAAAGATTCACGGTCGGCTGTATGGAAAAGTCAAGCACCTGAACCTGCCGGGAGGCGTTGAGTACCCGATTGGAAGCTTCGAAGCCACATTCAAACGGATCACTGAAACCACTGTTTCTGACCGGCAGAACCCTGGCGGTATCACCGGTTCTATTATCTTCAAGTACAACATCGGTGAAATCCGGCTGTCTCGCACTCTGCTGCAGACCGTGCTGTCTGTTCCAACATTTGAAGCTGAACTGGCAAAAGTCATTGCCGAGGCTTATGTCAAAGCCATGGATGAAGAAATCCTGACTGGCGACCCTACCAAGCAGCAGCTGGAAGGCATCCTGACTAAGACCGGCATCAAGACCATCGAGATCAATGAGGACGAGATGAAGGATTGGAAGACTTTCCAGAAAAAGATCATGGCAAAGCTGCCCCTGGGCATGAAGAACAAGCCTTATGAGTACATCATGTCCAACGGAACCTTTGAAGGTAACATCATGACTTTGGCGGACGATAACAACCGTCCTGTCTATACGGAGACCGTCAACCCGGTTGATGGCTGGGTAGACGCCCGCATCAAAGGCCACGGTGTGACTCTGGTTGAACCTGAGCTGCTGCCCGACTTCGATACCGCTGCAGCCGGCAAGGTATTTGCTGTTCTGTGGGTACCGGGTGAAGCTTACGCCATCAACTCCAACATGCAGTTCTCCACTGTCCGTTACATGGACCACGAAAAGAACGAGGAAGTCACCAAGGCGCTGGTCATCAACGATGGTAAGGTGCTGCGTCCTGACCTGATTTATCAGATCAAAAAGGTCGCGAAGCCCACAACTGGAGCATGAGGTAACTCATGATGGAGGTTAAAACCATCCTGCCGAAAGTCAAAGCGGCGATGAGAATCAAGGCCTCCACGCTGTACGACAGCGAGCTGGAAATGTATATCAAGGCGGTTCTGGATGACCTGGACCGCCTTTCCATTTCCCTTGAGGACGTTGATAAAGTCGCTCATCTTTGCATCCTGAAAACGAAGGGATACTTTGGCAACTCGGACCCCGGGCCTAAGGATATCTGGCAACGGATGTATCACGATACTCTGCGGCAGACCTATCTGGACGGCAGGAGGTACCACGATGCCGTATGAATACACCCGAGAGGCCACCATCTGTGAGTCTGAGTGTGTGCTGCTGAAAAAGTCTGTCGAAACTGACGAAAACGGAGTTGTGACCGGTGAAACAATCCGACGCAACGAGGTCTTCTGCAAGGTCTCCAGTCTGTATATGAGAGATACCTACGCAGCATTCCAGGCTGGTATCAAGCCGGCATGGAAAATCACCGTATTCTACGGAGATTACGACGGAGAGTTGAGTGTTGAATACGAAGGCATCGAATACTCTGTGTATCGGACTTACGTAGAAGGCGATAACGTCGAGCTTTATCTCAGAAAGGATGCAGGAACATGGCAGGCAGAACTCAGTTAGTTGAAGGGATGCAGAACATCCTTGGAAAACAGTGGTTCATCTACGGAGGTTATGAAAGCCGGCCGGAGCATCTGCCATATGGAAACTACGGGGAAATACCCGGGGAGTCCTACTACGCAGATGACCATCGTTACATTGAAATCGAAAAGTACGTCGTCAGACTGGTGACAGATCATAAAGACTTCGTGCTGGAAGACACCATCGAGGCACTGTTCGAATCTCTGGAAATAGGCTTTGCGAAAATCACAGATGAGTATGTGAAAACCGAAAAAGTCTATTGCCAGGAATGGGAGGTGGCTATGCTTGGCTGACCGTTATGGATACGGGAATCATATCGTCGTTTCCATGGAACGAGCCGGAGCCGCTTTGCGCCAGATCCTTGACGTGGTGACCAATGAGGTCAGGATGGGGGTAAACGCCGGGGTAAAGCAGACAGCTAAGGAAACGGCAAAAATCACCAGAGAGAGCGGTGGGTATTCTGACACCAGTACGAACAGAGGCGGGAAGTACCGAAAGTCCATCACTTACCGGTTCAACACCCGCGGGATAACGTGTGAAGCACAAATATATGCGAGTGGACATGAGTATTCACTCACTCACTTGCTGGAAAATGGGCACCACTTATGGAACAAGCCGGGTGTTATGACCGGCTCTTTCAAGCACTGGAAAACTGGCGAGGAGTACGCAGACGCTCATGTAGCGCAGAACATCCTCAAGAACATCAAGTTTTAAGAAAAGGAGGGCACTATGCCGACTGTAACTGATACAAACAAAATCGAATACGGCCTGTCTCAGGCCTTTTTTGCACCGCTGACCAAAACGGTAGGAACAGACGGATCCGTAACCTACAACTACGAAACACCTGTTTCTCTGGTAGGTATTCAGTCTCTGACTGCTGAACCGCAGGGTGAAAGTAACACATTCTATGCCGACGACATTGCTTATTTCACAACCACCACGAACAACGGATATACCGGAGAACTGACATTCATTCGAATGACTGACCAGATCCGTACTCTGCTGTTCAAGGATGAGGTTGACGAAACCACTGGACTGCTGGTTGAACGCGCAGACCTGCTGCCCAACGAGGGAGCGCTGCTGTTCCAGTGCCGTGGCGATGCGAAGAACCAACGTCATGTGATGTATGACGTTACATTCTCCCGCGGAAGCGAAGAGCGGAACACCAAAGGTGAGTCCATCGAACCGACTACAGCCACCATTTCCTACACCGCGATTCCCATTGAGCACAATGGAAAGCAGATCACAAAGGCAAAGGCGCCTCAGGGGGCTGCTTCTTATGACACATTCTTTGGAGCAGTGAAGCTGCCTGCTACCCCTGCAGCGTAAAACCGAGCCGGATGATCCGGCTCTTCTTTTGTATTGAGATAAGGAGACAGACATGAGATTCAACATCATGATCGATGGAAAACAGGTTCCGGCCAGATATACAGGCAAGACTGCCAGACTGTACCGCGAGCAGTTCAGGAAAGACATCTTTGAAACACTAGCTGATATTTCTGCAGCCTTCCTGCCGGCTGTGGCGGATGTTCAGAACATCCAGGGGATGGACATTGAAAACCCTGCAGTACTTGCCGGTGTATCGCTGAAAGCTATCGGTTCGAAAAATCTGGAAGAACTCAGCTGGGCAGCCGTTGCCGCCGAGAACCCGTCTACACCACTTCCTGAGGAATGGCTGGATGGCATTGAAGATTACCAGACATTCCTGTACAACGCCACAATGGTATATCACCACATGGTGGGTAATGTTCCCCTGGTGGAAGCTGAAGACAAAACGGAGGAAGACGAAGATAAAAAAAAGTAGTCCCCTTCAGTACTGTAGTCGTTATTGCTCGACAGGCCGGATATTCCCTGTCTGAAATCGACGACATGGACCCGGGATATCTGGTAGACCTTCTCACTGCACAGGCAAACATGAACAAGAGGGCACGAGAAGCCGAGAAAAAACCGAAAGTCCGCAAGGCAACACAAGCAGACTTTGACGCATTCTAGGGAGGGAAAGACATGGCCTTTGACGCAAAAGGTATAACAATTGAAATCAATGGTGACGGGTCAGGTTTTGAGAAAACCCTCCGCAAGATAAAGGCAGAGACACAGGGCCTGGACAAGGAGATGAGCAAAGTCGGCCGGGCCATGAAGTCCAGCTTCAACAGCAAGGACACCGGAATCGAGCTGTTCATCCAAAAGCAGGGATTGCTGCAGTCCAAGTATGCGAACCTTGTAAAGCAGGAACATGCCTACAAACAGGCGCTGGAAGCCACCAAAGCAAGCTATCAGGAAAATCTGGTGGCATTCGGCGAATATGACGAGCGGACCAAATCGGCTGCACAGAACGTTCAGTATCTTGAGTCCGAGCTGGCTGTGCTTCACAGTCGGATGGATGCGGTGCGAGAGTCTGTTCTGACCTGCGGAACAGGCATGATTACTTTCCATCAGCACCTGGGGAATGTTGCAACCGCGGCAGGAAAAGCGTATGAAGCTCTGAAGCCGATTTCACTGATCAGTGCAGGGGTCATTGCTGCAGCTACAGCCCAGACCATTAAATTTGAAGACGCCTGGGTCGGCGTCACAAAGACAGTTGATGGTACTCCCCAGCAGATGGAAGCCCTGAACGCCGGTCTGAAAGACCTTGCTCTCAACACTGCGTCAAGCTATGAAACATTGGCCGGATTTGCTGAGCTGGGCGGTCAGATGGGTGTTGCCACAGATTCCATGCTGACATTCACAAAGACCGTCGCTATGCTGGGAGACACAACCAACATTGCCGGTGAGGAAGCAGCACAGTCCCTTGCTCAGATTGCCAATATCATGGTGGATGCAGGAGACAGGACAGCCGATTACTACTCCCGGTTCGGTTCTACGGTGGTTGACTTGGGCAACAACTTTGCCACTACGGAGGCTGACATCGTACAGATGACACAACGGCTGGCTACAGCTGGCAGACAGGTCGGCATGAGTACCCCGCAGGTCATGGCCCTTGCAACAGCTCTTGGATCCATGGGCATCAAAGCGGCTGAAGGCGGCGGCTCCATGTCTAAGCTCATCAAGCAGATTCAGCAGTCCGTTTCACAGGGCGGCGAAGGATTGGAAGCTTTTGCCGAGACTGCCGGAATGAGCGCTGAGCAGTTTGCCAAAGCATGGCGGGATGATGCCGGTACAGCTTTTGCCAAATTCCTGGAAGGCATAGGCAAAAGCGGTGATGTGACCGGTAAGCTGGCTGAGCTGGGCATTGAAGAGATTCGTATGTCCAACGCCACTGGTGCGCTGGCGCAGTCCACGGACCTGTACACCGACGCTCTGGCAAGGGCAGACAGCGCATGGGAATCCAATACTGCCATGATGGCCGAAGCTGAAAAGCGGTACGGAACTACCAAAACAGCTCTGCTGCAGGCGCTGGAAGCCATCAAGCAGGCAGGTGCGAGTCTGGGAGAGTCATTTGCACCGGCTCTGAAAGACGTTGCCTTCATGGTCAAAGATGCAGCCAAGTGGTTCTCTGAACTGCCGAAGCCTGTAAAGGATACGGTGGCAAAGATGCTGCTGTTAGGAGCTGCAGCAGCTCCGGCAGCTAAAGGGATTTCTCTGGTCGCTTCTGGAGGCCAGAAGGTCATTGAAAGCCTGTTTGGCTTGAGCGGGACTGCCGGCAAGATAGCCAAGATTTTTGGTCAGACAGAAAAAACAACAGCCAGAACAGCTGCTGCCATGGGCGGTTATGCAAAAGAGGCTCTGACAGCTGCGGCGGCAAATGGAGAAGCTACAGTCAGCTGGGCTGGACTGTTGGGTCCGGCAGGATCATATCTTGCTATTCTGGGCGCAATGGGAGCAGCTCTGGGTATTGCTGTGACGGCAGGAAATGCCTGGAAAGATAACATCATAGAGCAGAAGAGAGAGACAGACGCAATCTATGACGCAAATTGTCGCCTGATTGATTCATCCCGTGAGTATTCGAACTCCGCCAAAGAGCACACGGAAGCAGCAAAAGACACGGCTGTAGAGTATAAGAAAAACGCAGAATATGCTTCATATCTGACGGACACAATTACTAATCTGACGTCCAGAGAAAACCTGAGTTCCGTTGAAAAGCAGCGTCTTAAATCTGCGGTCGAAGAATTGAATCGCATTTACCCAGAACTGGGATGGTCATATGACGAAGCCACTGGGAAAATCAAGGACGAAACCGGGGCCCTGGTAGACAACACGGACAAAATCAGGGAAAACGTGGCAGCGGCAGAAGAGGCGGCAAGACAAAAAGCACTTGCGAAGGCCTTTGAAGAAACATCAGCGGCTGCCATAGAGCAGAAGATGGCGTATGATGCTGCTTTTCAATCGCTGACATATGCAAACGGCGAAGTCACTAGACTGACCAAAGAATATGCAGCCATGACCAAAGGCACGGCAGAGAGCGAAGCCAAATCCAGAGAGCTGGCAGCAGCCACGGATTTACAGGCGCAGGCTCAGCAGCGTATGAACGAACTCCAGATCGACGGCGTGGAAGCCAACAAGATGCATCTGGAGGCTCTTATGCAGCTTGATGGAGGACTGGACACAATCGGCCCTTCCATGCAGGCGAAATACGAGGAAATGATTCATGCGTCCGAGCAGGCAGGTATCCAGATTCCACAAAAGCTGTCAGAAGGTATTCAAAACGGTTCTGAGCAGCCACAGGCAGCACTGCAGTACATGGCGAACCTTGAAACCTTAAACGGGATGGTGGACTCCGCAGGTATGATTGGCGGAACGATTCCTGTTTCTGTAGCAAACGGAATTCTCGCCAACTGTGGAACCGTACAGGAGGCTAGCTTCGCAATGAGCAACCTTGTGGAGTTTTCCCAGGCTGTAGCTAACGCAAATCTAGCCGGCAGAGATATCCCTGCCGGTTTGATAGAAGGTATTGCTTCCGGTGCAATTGGTGTTGAAGAAGCCGTCACCGCCCTGGGTAATGGATCTGTAGATAAGCTGCTCAAGCAGGCGGAATATAGCGCAGCAGGTAAATCTAACGCAGATGCTTACTCTACATCTCAAACGCAGGGCGTCAAGCAAGGATCTGATCAGGCAGCTTCTGCCGGGGCATCTGCATTCAATGCAGGCAAAATTTCCAATGCTGCCGGAAAAGAAGGCCAGCAGGCTTCGACAAAGTACAATACCGGTATCAAGACGATGCCAGGAAAAACCGGTACCGTCCTGTCAGACACAGCTGCAAAATTTGGTGGTTCTTCTGTTCCCGGAGCTGCGGGATCCATGGGTTCCAGTGCTACGTCAGCATTCCAGCGAAATATAGCAGGTATCCCTTCCGCAGCGCAAACCGCCTACAATGATGCAAAGTATTGGCTTGACCGGACACAGGCTTTGACACGGCAGAGTTTTACAGTCAAAGTCACCAAGGAAGTCAAGACCATTGAGACAAAAGGTGAAAAGACTGTGAGGGCAAACACCCCGCTGTATAACGTCATGAGTCTGGCCAATCCGGAAAGTCTTTACTCCGCGGCTAAAGCTGCACCTGTAGCCAACGAAGCTAATATGGGATATGCAGCAAGGAATGCAGTCAATCCCACGACTCATGCTATCCAGTCCGCCATTGACGCCCAGCGGGGTGTCGTTGCCGGCAACCAGATGCAGATTGCAAACCTGAGCCGGAAGATGGATGCAGTGCTGGAGAGACTGACAGCCGTTGACTTTGACGGGTATCTGTCCGCCATTGCCAAGAACACAGCGGATACGCAGATCGTGATGGACAGGCGGACAGTAGGAAAACTGCTTGCTCCAGACGTGGCAAAGGCGAATGACTTTGACGCCGCTATTCGCAAGAAACTGACAGGAGGTTGAAATGCTGAGTATCAAATTCAACGGTAAATGGCTCGAAGCTCAGGTGCCTGGATTCCAGGTGATTTCAGTCTCTGGCCGTGAGCTGATGTCCTACGACGTAAATGAAAAGAAAATACCAGGAATCGACGGAGCTAGTTACACTGGCTCCGAAATCGGTTCCAGAGACATTGAAGTGACTTATCGGTTGTGCGCTCCAATGCTGGAAGCCAGACAGATCAGGATGAACAAACTGAACAGTCTCCTTAAAGCCCGGGAAGCACAGCTCATCTTTGCCGACGAGCTGGACAAATACTTCATCGCTTCCAGTGCTGAGGCTGACGGCAGCAAGATCGTGTTCCACTGTTCTGACCCATTCAAGTACTCCACCACCGAAAAGGCTATCCCGATCACGGGCAATACTCTCACCATCACTAACAACGGAACGGTGTCGGCATCGGTCCGGTACGAAATCAAATTGAACAAGGAAAACGGGTATCTGGGCATCGCCAGCAATCAGGGGGCTATGGAGTTCGGGAAACGCGAGGAAGCCAACGGACAGACTTACCAGCAGACGGAATACCTGGCCGGCTTGCCTGATTTCATTGCCGCTGCAGATGACAAGACATCCAAAGATGCCATGCATCCGACATACGGCACAAAAGGTACACTGACAACCCGCAGTTACAACGGCAGGACCTATCTCACGCTGGGTTCCGTTGGAACTCTTGTGGGCAATGCCAATGGAGGGATGCGGACGGTCAATCTCAAGCCAGATTCCAATGGGAACGCCACAGCTGCCAATTGGGACATCTACATGCATCTGATCATGTGGGCAAACGTCATGGGCCAGACTGGCGAGATGAGCATCAGCGTGGTAACGGCTGACGGAAAGCTCATCGCCGGATGCAATTGGTACAAAACGGACATGTCAGGCAACACCGGAGCCTATGAGATCATCGTCTACAACCCCGACGGCAAAGACACGGATCTCATGAAAGGCCGCATCCTGCGGACATGGACTTATCAGACAGATCATCGTCACGAGTTGAATCCGTGGTACGGAGACTGGGGTCACTGCATGATGCGGAAAGAGGGCAGCAAGTTCACGTTCTTCTACTGGGGCGGATACCATACCTTCATCGTTCCGGAAGCCGCAAACCTTGTGGCTGCCAAGATCCAGATATCCTGCAAGGCATGGCGAGCGAGCAACGGGAAGAACTTGTATATCCATGGCTTCGATGTCTTCGACTTCCGGAAAATGGGTGTCTCCAAGTGGAGAGACGTGCCCAACCGGTTCCGGCCTAATTCCACGCTGACCATTGACGGTGAGACAACGCAGTTTCTGGTTAATGGCATGTGGCGCCCGGAGGAGGAAGTCCTGGGCACGGAGTACTTCAAGGTGCCGCCCGGGGACACTGAGATAAAGCTGGTGACCTCCAGCTGGTACACAGGAACACTGACCGGCACTGCTTACATTAGAGAAAGGTGGCTTTAAATGACTCCAAGAATTGCGATCCTCAACTGCAGGGATGCGTTGATGGGATTCATGGATAACTCTCAACCGGGAGCCATACATTATTACGACGACATTCTTCATCGTTACCTTTCAGGCAATGCCTATACCTTCACATTTAAAATACTGTCCGCTCAGGACCCGAATGAACTGCTGCAGGTGGGAAACAAGTTGGCCTTCCGACACCCGGAACTGGGCAGCTTTTACCTCAACATCACCACTGTTGAGCGTGACCGGACGGAGACAGAAGTCACCGCCATGGGTCTGACCTTTGAGCTGCTTAATGAAGAGATAGCCGCAACCAAGCTGGACACGGCGAAGACGTTCATGGGCTATCTGGATCACTGGGGATTCGAACGGGAAAAACTCAAGGTCGGCCTGAATGAAGTCAGCGACAAGAGCATCAAAAACGAATGGACAGGAAATGAGACGGTGCTTAAGCGTCTTTTTTCTTTGGCTACTGTCTTTGATGCGGAGCTGGAATTCGTTCCGTATCTGAATGAAAATTTCTCCCTGAACACGCTGGTGATGAACGTCTATCGGTCAGGTCATGGCATGGGCCACGACAAGCGGGACATAACTCTGCGCTACTCCGATGGCATCGAAGGCATCACCAAGACCTCTGATATCTCTGAGCTCATCACTGCCATCCGGCCAACAGGCAAGGATGGAATGACACTTGCTGGGTACACCAGAGCAAAGGAATCAGACGGATGCTACCTGAGCAACTCTGACATCCGAAGCCCGTCAGCCAGGGACCGTTTCCCTTCACAGGTGGCGGACAAGGACGACAACTATATCGTTGGCATGTGGTCCTGCGACGTTGACAGCAAGGAGATGCTTTACGGTCGGGCTCTGGCAGAATTGCGGAAGCGGTCAGTACCGAAGCTGACTTATGACATTGACGGCTACATTGACGTTGCCATCGGTGACCGGGTGACCATCGAAGACGATCAGTTCATTCCGAAGCTGTATGTTCAGTGCCGGGTCGTGGAGCAGGAAGTCAGCTTCACGGATCCCACGAAGAACAAGACCACATTCGACAACTTCACGGAGGTTTCCAGTCAGCTGTCCAGCTCCATCATCAGCCAGATGAATGCACTGATCGAGAAGTACAAGCAGTACCAGTGCGGCATCGCATCCAGCTCCGGCACCAGCTTTAAAAACGGACAGGGAGAAACAACGCTGACTGCCATCGTCAGAGACGGGGCGGCGGATGTGACGGACAAGTTTGAGATCCGCTGGTTCAAGAATGGAACCAGAGTAGGCACAGGCAAGTCACTGACGGTCTCCAGCGCAGACTTTGGCCAGACAGCTGCCTACAGGTTCGAAGCCTGGAAGGACGGACAGCTGCACGGACAGTATGAGCTGACCACTATCAATATTTCAGATGGAGCCAACGGTGTGTCCGACTATCTGCATATCCGATGGTCCAATGACGGCGGTGTGACGTTCACAGGAAACGATGGCAAATATCCCGGCGACTGGATGGGGCAGTACCATGACAGCAGTCCTGTTGACTCTCCAGATCCGTCAGATTACACATGGGTGCTGGTTAAGGGCAAAGATGGAGCCAACGGATCGACACAGAAGCTGGCGAACCTGACTACTGAATACTACCTAAGTACATCTGATACGGAGCATATTGGCGGTTCCTGGGGAACGACTTACCCGGACTATGCCGATGGCAAGTACCTTTGGGTGCGCATCAAGGCGGTGTACGAAACTCCGCCAGCCACGGCCTACACCACACCAGAACTGGACAAGGCGTGGCTGAATGCCGGCAAGGCCATCCAGAAGGCTCAGACAGCGGCAGACAGCGCTGCAGATGCCTCTCAAGCGGCGGCGGATGCAGTAAGTCAGGCCAATGCGGCAAAGGCAAAAGCTGATGATGTTGCAGCTGAGATTGCCCCAATCAAGACCGGGGTGCAGGAAGCCAAAGATGCGGCGGAAGAAGCCAAAACGGAAATCGCCACAAAGACCCAGCAGATGTTGCTGGACATCGGAGACACCTACGCAACCAAAAACGAGGTGACAACTCTGGAAGGTGACCTGCAGGCACAGATCACTGCAAATGCCACAGAGATTGCCAGCAAGGTGTCACAGACAGAGTACCAGCAAAACCAGCAGGACATTGACGATACTCTTGCCAGTCTGAACAGTGACCTGACGGCTGCACAAGGCACCCTGTCCTCTCTCCAGTCCAGTCAGTCAGAAGCGGCACAGAAGCTGGCACAGGCTGAGCAGGATTTGAAAGACGCACAGGATGCAGTGAGTGACCTGCAGGCCAGTCAGACAGCCACAGACACCCAGCTTGCGGAGGCACAGGCAGCAGTGACCAAAGCACAGGCGGCAGTGGACAAGGCGCAGGGGGATGTAGACAAGGCCAACACTGAGATAGGCAAAGTCAAGACAGACATTGCCGGGATCCAGGGGGACATCACAGACCTGACTTCCAGAGTGACAACCGCAGAGACTTCCATCACGCAGAACGCGGAAGCCATTGCCCTGAGAGCCACAAAGACAGAGGTCAACACAGCTGTTCAGGGAGCCAAGGATTATGCCGATGCTCAAATAAAAGTATCTGCCGACGAGATCAAAAGCTCCGTTAAGACGGTGACCGACAAAGTGGACGGACTCACACAGCAAAAAGTGGAGCGGTTCTACTACCTTTCCACTTCTGCAGACTCCTGCACCGGAGGAAGCTGGAGCACAACAAAACCAGCCGAAACAGCGGGCAAGTACATCTGGATCAAGGACAAGGTCACATACGTTGGAGGCTCTAGCGTTGAGACATCACCAGTCCGGATGACGGGCAGCACTGGACCTAAGGGAACAGACGGAACCTCTGTGACGGTTTCCAGTCAGCAGATAACCTATCAAGCCTCATCCTCCGGCTCTACTGTACCGACGGGGGCATGGGCCACGAGCATCCCCACCGTGAGCGCTGGGCAGTATCTGTGGACAAAAACCACGGTGACCTACAGCGACGGGAAAAGCACTACAGCCTACTCAGTCGCCAGACAGGGTGTCAACGGAACGGATGGAAAGAATGGAACCAACGGTACGTCTGTGACCGTCAGCTCACAGGCAGTGACTTATCAGAAAAGCACCAACGGTACGACACCTCCTTCGGGTACGTGGAGTAGCTCCATTCCGACAACCTCTGCCGGTGAATACCTGTGGACCCGGACAGTGGTCACTTACTCAGATGGTAAATCAGTTACAAGCTACTCCGTGGCCCGTCACGGACTGACAGGCGGAAAAGGAGACAAAGGCGACAAGGGAAATGCTGGTCAGGATACCATCAGCATTGAGATCGCACAGTCTTGGTCTGCTGATGCTTGTACGCTGACAGCCACTGTTTTCCGGGGTCCACAGCAGCTTACAGATACACAGGTGACTGCTCTCGGTACGCTCAAGTGGTACAAAGAATCAACGGCATTAGGCACTGGCAAACAGCTGGCGCGGACGGTGACAGGCAGGGAAGCCATTGAGTGCAGACTGGAATCCGGAAGTTCCATTCTTGCCCGGCGGTGTGTGACTGTGGATAAAGACTTGGAGCCAGTCATCGCGGAAGGGCTTGGGACAGCACAGGCAGAACGTCTGGAAATGGAAAACAGACTTAGCAGTCAGATCCAGCAATCTGTCGAGTCCATCACCCAGACAGTGCATGAAGAGGTGTACCTCAAGGGGGATGTGGACCGAATGCTGTCCTCTGTGTCTACAACGTTGCAGCAGGACAAAGAATCTGTCCGGATCCTGTTCAATCAGCTCAGTGCTCAGCTCTCCGCTGACGGTGCAGCTACTGATGCCCAGTTCCAGGAAATCAGTAAGTACATCCGTTTCATAGACGGCAACGTTGAAATCGGCAACAGCGCATCTCCCATCCAGCTGAAGGTGATGAATGACAGGATTTCTTTTCAGCAGGCAGGAACAGAAGTTGCCTATTTCAGCAATAAACAGCTATATGTCACTGACGGCAACTTCATCCATTCTTTACGGATCGGACGTTTCGCATTTGTACCCAGGGCAAACGGCTCTTTGGACTTCAAGAAAGTAGGTTAGGGAAATGGCATATGGAGCATGGGCCGGGTCCAGGTGGCGTACTGTCTGGAATAACGGTTACTACAGGATCGATGTTTTATGGGACTATTGCCAGGACATCACGAACAACAAAACAAAGATCTCACTGATGGCTGAGCGATGCACATCACTAAATGGTTATTACAGCGTCATTCACACCGCAGCTGAAGTAGGCTTTGGAGATTTCAATGGAGGAAAACACGGGACCACTGCTTCTGTGAATGTTCCCGGTGGAGGAAGCCATACGGTCGATCTGTCGGATCTGCATTGTGAAGTCAGCCACAACGCAGATGGAACGTGGAATAACAATCTGTGTGGATGGTGGCGCTACAATGTGCCGTTGGGCGGGCAGAACCACAGCCCGAACATTGGCTGGACAGCATTCGGGGGACTGGGTGATACGATTCCAACGATCCCTCGGGCAACCAATCCTACTCTGTCAGCGTCCTCCGTGGCAATGGGCAGTGCAGTCACCATCAACCTGCCCCGGCCGTCGTCTGCTTTCACTCACAACGTCACGTACCGTTTCGGCAGTGCCACGGGTACCATCAACAGCAACGCAGGCACATCCTGCAGCTGGACACCTCCTG